TTAGGTTACATCATTAATACTGATTTCTTCTTTTAAAACTCGTTCTACCTGCCGGTCAAGTAATTCTTGAAATTCTATTTGGTATATAAGAGAGCAATCCGGTATAAATTCTTCCGGCATTTCTCCACGGTTAGGAGAAAGCTCATCAAGAAATATTTTTCCAGATTGGTCTTTCAGACACGTTGCTCCTACTTCTCGTTCAATTTTTGCCATCCGGTCAAACACTTTCGGAAAATCCTTCCGTATCTTATTCCAGTAGCCCATTCCACCTTTGACACAACCGATACAATTATTGTTATTATAGCCCATCTTGTACATAGCTGGGATTTCAATGCCGGCTTTCCAAAGCATTCCCATTGCATCCTTTTTGGTTATCTGTCGCTCGATAAGTAGGAACAACGGCTTTGTATCAGGATATTGCTGTTTAAAGCGGATAGCTCGATTGATTTCTTTCGGGTCAAAGTCGAATCCCCAAACTTGACCGTCCCAAGAACCAAGTTCCTTCTCCAGCTTGTAACGGACTTGTTTCTTTAGTTCGAATGTGCAAGCTGCACCAGTAGGACCATTGATGTACCGTTTTTTAATCAGTACATCTTTTACGTTGAAAAACTTATCGCTGCGAATGGTATGAATTGGCTGCCCGTACCATCTCTCGCAATCTGAGATAAATCGGACATTATCTGGATGCCCGGAACCTGTTTCGATGTAGTAAATCTGCACATCATCATACAGACTTAGTGCTATCTTACAAGCAACTGCGGATGTTACACCGCAACTAAACCAAGCTATTATCATTTTATTCCTTTCTGATTTTGTTAAGAGTCAAGTTTTTTAATAAATTCATTTAATCTCCTAGCTGAATAATCGGTACCGCCAATTATGAAATAACCATCAACGGCAAATTTGAATGCTTCAATGGCTTTTTGTCTCATTTCTTCTTCGGCTATTACTATTGCTGCATAAGCTTTTGCTTCTGATATGGCATATTGCACATAGCCAGTAGAATCCATCCGGTTGTCACTTTCCAAATCCAAAGTGTTACGTCTGATATAATCTTTTGCTTTTTGATTCATAATTGTTCCGTTATACGTTAAACTCAATTTTCTGTTGCAGTACTTCGTCTGCATAATATTGGTCAAAATTTTTATCGCTTATCCACCAATTAAACCCAAACTCTGCATCGGTAAAGTTGTGGTTGAGATATCCGGCATCAATCAACTTTTGTATGGTCTGAATCCATTTATGTTTCGCATGAGGGAAACGCCGACAATCTTTTAGCTTCTGCTTATAGTTAGACATTGGGCAGATAATACATCCGATGCGCTTATAGCCTTCATCATACAACGAGCAATGCTCTATGCTATTCCCATTCAAAAACTGCCATACGTCCCTATCAGTCCAGTGAATTATTGGAGAAACAAGTATTTTATCCTTTCCTCCCACGCAAGTAACCATCTTTTCTTTGTGTTCAGAGAATTGGTCGAAGTTGCCGCTAAATTTATGACCGCTTATTTCAATCTCTTCACGCTTAGAGCGCCGGGCGCTTTCTGCTTTTCTAACGCCAATCAATGTAACCTTGCCAGCACCGGATATCTCTTTAAATTCAGCGCAACACCAACGGATTGATCTTGTAGGCAATAAGTGTTTTTTCAAAGCCATATCATAGATAGATATCTTTGGCTTAATCAATTCTACATCCGGGTAGTTCTGTTTTACAAAACGAATTACTTCCGGTGGGTCAACACTTGTAAGGCTCATGTGAGCCTTAAATTTTACTCCTGCCATTACTGCAAGATGGTAAAGGGCTTGACTATCCTTACCACCTGAGAACGCTAAATAAAAACCATTCTCTGGGTCATAATCAAGTGCCATTTGTTCACATTTGCGAAGCAAAGCGATGGAATAAGCTATTTGAGATTGTAGATTCATTTCTGTTCGGGTTATTCGTTAATTGGCAGTTTCATAAAACACATCCATATTGTCTTGCTCTGTCTTCCAGTGGTATGCCCAAATAGAGGTTTAAACGGGATGGCAGACAAAACTTCCGAGGATTTAATCTCACTTTCATTCCATTTGAATACAAGAGTGCCGTAAGGCTTCAAGACGCGCATACACTCAGTAAATCCATCGTGTATGAGTGACTGCCAGTCTTTCGGCAGTTTTCCGTACTTTTTAGCCATCCATGAGGTTGCACCAAGTGTTTTCAGGTGCGGTGGGTCGAACACCACCATGTAGAAAGAATTGTCTTCAAATGGAAGGTTGGTGAAATCAGCTATTACATCCGGCTTTATTTCTATGATTCTTGTCTTACCCCTGTCCTTGGCCGTAAGTGTTTCCGAACGTTTGTCAACAAATAAGGCAAGAGGATTATATTTGTCAAACCAAAACATTCTACTGCCACAACAGGCATCTAATATAAGTTTTCCATTTTCCATTAAGCTATTTCTTTTGATTTCTTCAATCTCAACTTTCTCAATACTTTGCAAAGTGCTTCAGTATTTTTTCTCGCTTGTGTAACCTCCACCGCATTCCCGATAAATTTCTTTTGGTCAGCTTGTGTGCCTATTAAAACATAATCTTCAGGGAATCCCATAATCTTTTTGAGTTCCGGAATGCGAAGCATCCGCATTTTAATATCCACTATGCCATACAGTGCCATGAACTCCTTTATCTTCACGGTCATAGGACTATCATTGTCGTAGATTTCAATCGCTACCTGACCGCTTTCTGTTGCTACCAGATAGGGCGGCATCTTATCCATGCGGGCTATTAATGTGAAGCAGGGGCTATCAACAGAGCCGCCAGCACTGTTGAACTGTGGATTCATCAGATAGTGCCATTTCCTGTTTGCGGTAATGGTCTGGGAGGGTTCCTCTATACTGCTACCTACATTTGAGAATGCAGTATTCATTATCCACGGCTGGCATGTTACCAAGTTTTGTTTCGGTGTTGTGGTAACAGCGGGGCATGGCGAGTTTATATCAGACACCTGACCACCTCCAGAATATTGATTCATAAAAAATGGAGATACAAGGGAAAGTCTGTCTTTAGTCAGAAGTGTAGGACAAGGCTGATTAATATCCTTTCCTGTATCCTTAAAGTTATAAGAACACATAAATCGGCTTTCAATTAAAGCCATCCTGTCCTTCGTTGTGACCGTTGGAGCTGGAAGGTCTACCGAATGATTATGTCCATTTCCATAATAAGCAGAAACAAAAACATGGTGGTCTTTGCAGGTGATTGCACCTGCCGGTTCTTCTACAGACACATTCTTGCTTTCGGGATGTCCGCTGAACTGTTTGGAGAGGAAACTTACCTGTACCTTTGCAAAGCGGTTTTCAGTAGTCAACACTCCGCATGGTTCATCAACTGATTTGCATGTGTCTTGAGGGCGAACCGTATTGTAACGGGAAAGGAAAGCATCCTTTCCTCCGGCTACAAACTTGATAAGTCCAGCATAGATACGTTCAAGCGTTTTCTCTGCAAGAGGCTTTTCCCTGAAGATGGTAGTTCCTTCATCAGAGAAATCAAGCACATCTTTTACCGGCTTCCACTTCTCCAGCCGCGAGAACATATCTTGCCTACCACCTTTACAGTGGGTCGGTTCAGGGAATACTATCGGCAAGTTCTTTTTAGCAAAGATGCCGAAGAAGCGTTTTCTTGTGGTGTAGGCACCGAAGTCGGCAGCATTTAAGATGCGGTGCTCAAAGTTGTAACCGTACTTCTTGACATTGCGCACCCACTTTTGATAAAGCCGGCCTTTGTCCATGCTGATAGGTTTCCCATTCTCATCCATATCTCCCCATGACATAAACTCTTCTACATTTTCAATCTGAATGTAGTCAGGGTCTATAACATCAATATAACGGAAGAGATGTTCTGCCAACGTTCGGCTGTCGGCATCTCTCGGCTGACCGCCTTTGGCTTTCGAGAAGTTGGTACACTCCAAAGAAGCATGAAGCATTATCATGGCATCAGGGTATAGCTGACGGATACGTTCTACAATAGTGCTTATCGGGGAAAGTTCCAGTGTACGGATATCCTCAATAAAGTGAAGTGCATCAGGGATATTGGCATCATGTGAAAGGATGGCATTCTTGTCATGGTTCACACAGCAAACAACCTTTCCACATCTATTTCCATCCAATCGTGCTTCTTCCACACCTTCGGACAAACCGCCGGCGCCACAAAAGAGATCAATAACAAATAGTTCTATATCGGACAGACCTTCAATGGATTTTAAGATATTTTTCTGCGATTTCATAACTTCTCCTTTTTAAACAGGTGGCTGAACGCATTATCCAAATCCAAGTCTAGATTCAGTTTGGACGGGAAAGATTTAATGTATTCGTACATCTTATAAGCGAGGTTGTCATCATCACCGCATCTGTCAATCAGTGTGAGCAACATGGCGTTCACCATGTCAGAATCATTGCCGAAGTTTTCCAGAGTGGATTCGCTGCAATGATTCACATCACTTTTCAATCTCTTTATCGCGGCTATGGCTGTGTTGAAGTTTCTTTTTGAATCGTGTCTGAGTTCAAAGCCTTCCTTCTTGTATTGCTGCTGCATTTCTAGAAGGTTGGTTTCTAAAACGTCCGTGAGGACAAATACGATGTTGGTCAGTGTATTCAATTGAGTTGTTTCTTGCATAATAGTAAATTTTATTTGTTTTTCAAATAAAAAATAAAGTCAGATTATCCGCAGAATAGGGGAGAAGTTGTAAAATGTGAACTTCCCCAAGATGTCATACGGTGTATTTTTTCAAAGTGTCCATGATATTGTCTATCGGCAGGGATACGGATGTTTTTCCCTTATCTTCATAGCAGGCAATATGTCTGTATGCCTCAGGGAAATTCTCTTTGATTCTTTTGAATGTCCGTAATGTCAGAAGTGACGCAACGACTGATTCATATACCTTGGTCTTCTCATCCTTTACCGCACTGATCTCGATTTCCAGTTTGTCTATCTTTTCAATAACTTCCCTGTCCGCCTCAATGTGAGGATAGTAAGCGTTTGCGCTGGGAAATCCTTTCAGTCCGGCAACACGTTTTTCATAGGAACCGTTAAACAGTGTGATGCTATATGCAACAGAGAAATAAGACCGAAACTTTTGAAAACAGTCGGTGATTTCCTGTGGAATGGATTTTCGGATCACCTCTTCCGTAATCCTGACCTGTTCATCATGCAACAGGTTGATTTTCTTTTCTAACGGCTCTACCATTTTATTGGCAACTTCTTCCGCCAAAACTTTCGTAATGTTCATTGCTCTTGGTTTTTATTAATTCTTTTATGTATGTAAAGATAACTTTTATTTATTTCTCAAATAATATAATCTTAAAAACGCATCTGCTTAACTTAATATAACTGTCATCTCCTGCGGCTGTTTCCGAGCAGGGGAATGACATTAAAACTCTTGAATCTGTCAATCAGACGTCTTTCAAACCGTTTCCTGAAATCACCGATGTTCAGATTGCTGGTGATATGGTATTTCTTCCCGAACTGCTGGTAAATCTCATAACGCGCATAGAGAAACTCGTCTATCACGCTGTCAAGACTGGTACCGTAGCTCTTCTGATTCTCGGTTTCCAAACCTATGTCGTTCAGACAGATATTGAACGGGGCGGGATTGAATCCTTTTGACTGCCCCTCGTTGTAGGAATACAGGTCTATGTGTCCGTTCATCTTGTAGTAGTTCATCATCTGGGTGACGGAGAGGTTTTCAAACTGGCTGGGATTCCGTGTCAGACGCAGATAATCGGCGAAAATCTGCATGATCATTGTTTTTCCAGTGCCGGGTGCCCCGACAATCAGCAGGTTCTTGTGAATCTTGTAATCCTCATCGGGAAACACTTTCTCGGCCAGTCTGCATCCGTTGAAGTAATACAGCAGGAAAGACAATACCTTCGAGTTGTTCTCGTCAACCTCGAACTCCCTGAATTCACGTCCAGTATAATCATTGCCCAGCTGCCTGACAAGATCACGATGGGCGTAATATTCGGCTGGATTCGTCAGGTCATATTCAAAATCTTGCAGAATAGTCTTTTTGTGACGCTCCACCAGATTGTATATCTGTTCCTGTTTCAGTTTCGCCGCAAATGACTTTTCCTGTCGGATCTGTTGTAGCTCTGCTGAAAGTTTTTGTTCTTGCTCTGTCATCTTTCTGTTTTTTAAGTTCCGTTATCAACCAGTTTGAGAAATGGCGTTTTGCATCTGAAACAGACTTGTGTGTAACGCCTTCCCCCTTTAGCTTCCAATAGTACAGGTCAACGTATTTGTCTTTGCATTCATCCAAAGTGAAGTTCCTGAATCCGTTCCTGTATGCCCGTTCCCAAGCATCCCTCAGCCATCCTTCCTCAGACTTTAGGTCCGCGAAGCATTTGTCTAAATCCATATCGAATGTTTCTGATGAAATATCGCCCAGGTTTTCACGCGTATGCGCGCTAGAGAGAGAGTTATTATTATCATTTACATTATCATTATCGGCTTTTTTGGGTTCTGAAAAACCCACTGGGTTATTTGGGTTTATTTGGGTTGTTCCAATATCATCCGAATTATCATTCTTCGCTCTCTTCGGAGCACCCCCTTTGCTTCCATTACTACGGTTTCTCTCGACAATGCCATGGTATTTGTTTTCATCTATTTCAAATTGATTCTTGAAGAACTCAAATGCTATTTCAATGTCCTCCTCTACCGTAATAATCTCGCCAAGTTGATACTTGAATATAGCTCGGAATAATCTTCCAAGTTGCTTGTCCGATAACTTCGATATAGGCTTGTAAAACGATTTATATATCAAAAAACTTTCTTTTCCCATTTCATTTGTTCTTTATGTAGTCTTACATGACATTCTCGACACAATGTAATGCCATTATCTATATCGAATCTCAATTCGGGATATAAAGAAAATGGTTTGATATGGTGTGCATTTAACTCCATGTTACGTTTTTTACAACGGCAACATGTAAAGTTGTCTCTTTCCAAGACTGAATTTCGCCAATTTCTATGGCCGCTTGAATTCCTGCATCTGTGGTTATCATCAGTAATTCCACCTTTCCAGTTCCAGTGGTTTTCTCCGCTTGGAGGTTCATGTAGCAAATTCTCATCTATCTGTTTCTTTATAAAAGAGAATGCCATTTTAGCCAACGGTTTCTGCTCCGACAGTGTCCCCGATGCGGCGTACTTGATAATTGCATCGTACACTTCAAGTCTGACCTCCTCAGGATATTCCATCAGCACTTCCTGCCATTCTATATAGAAGACAAATGATTTCCTTTTTGTATCCTTTTTCATCATGTCTATTGTTTGATAATCAGTTTGTTATATATATTGTAAAGTTAACTTTTTGTTATGGGATTACAATAAATATATTTCTGAATATCAATAATTTAAACGTTATTTATCAGTAGCCTTTCCTTTGCAGTGCCATATCCTGTTTGGCAAAGGATATCTGGGTCCTGATATTGTCTCCGGCATGGACGAGGGTACGGTTTATACGGTCCAGCCATGTCACAATCTGATTGGCGGTCACACTTTGCGCGGCGACAAATTTCATGGCGACAGTCGCGGGAACACGTGAGATGAATTCCATGTGGCTGGCATATACATTCGCTGTCACCTGATCCTGATATGCCTTGGCGTCAGCAAGCAGCTTGCCAGAGCGTGCGAGATAGACGTTTATATCAGTGAGGCGGTCTATAAGCTCCTTTGGATTGTCACTTGCGGTTATCTCCAAAAAGGACTGCATTTCTTCTATCTCCTTTATGACAGGAGGCAGGGGGCATCCGTTAATGAGGCAGTTGCCGGTCCCATCATTTTTAGGACAATATTTACAGTTTATCTCCATACTTGCAATTCAATTTATGGTTTATAGTTTTTCTGTTTGTCATACGTCATTCAAATAATCAATTGTCACTTTCATAAACTCATCCAATGATTTACAGACGACGTATTTCGCTCCGTTGGCTTCCGCATCCTTCTGCCATTCCTTTTGTGCAGGAGACTGGCGGCCTCCCGGCTTTTTCATCTCAATGCAAAGTCCTCCATAGAAGCGGTTGCTCTTCAGCAGTATCAAATCTGACACTCCGCTGGTCGCACCTTCCTCCTTCAGTCTCGCTCCGGTGATGGCATCACGTCTGCCACCATTGGGAACAGCAAAAAGCACGTTTTTAAGTTTCGGATATTTTAAACGGAACCAGCGGACACAAGCGGACTGTATGCGGTGCTCGTCATTCTTCGGCTTCCCGCGCATTTTGTACGACTGCGCTTTTTTAATCATCTCCTCGTATGTCATCGTCTTTTTCCTTATGTGGGGTTACTACCGTGTCCTTGCCGGTCTTGTCGACAACAACCTGCTTTCCTGCTACTGTTATGGTTGTCCTGCAACCATCCGGTAGGGACTGGATAAAATTGCGTACTACAGGAGAATCAGCACCTTCCGATATCTGAGTGTTGGATATCGGAACTTCCTTAGCTTCATACGGATATACATCCATGATGGCGGTTTCGGCTACGGATGCGATCTGATAGTCTGCCATTGTACCTTTCATTCCTTCGTCCAGTTTCTTTACAGCATCGCGAAGATCGGAAGCCTGTACCAATACGGTAGTGGAGGTCTTTTTCTCCGCTCCGCTTTTTTCGTCCAGCGTGATGAAGAACAGCTTGCACTTAAACCAGCGGTCGGCTGCATCTTCTTCAGAGGGGAACAGTTCGCTGTAGTTGGCGCGTTTGATGTCCGAAACAGTGAACTCACCGCTGATATACGGAGTGATTTCTTCAATGATACGGGCTTCTGCTTCAGTAAAGCTCAACGCGTCAACCAGATAGGGTTCAGTTACTTTCTTGTTCATGCCGTTTTCCATTACCTTTTCGTAACGGATTTTGCATTCAAACCAAGTATGCATCATAATTAATTCTTTTAAAGTTTGATATTCAACGTTTATTCATTTATAGTGGGAGGTGCAGGATTCGAACCTGCATGAGTGGTGTTTTTGCAGTTCACTGATTTCAAGTCAGCTCCCCTAAGATGTCTCGTAGGTTGCCGGCTTGGATATTAACGGTTATCCTAGAATTTTGCACCTTACATCTTGATTAGCGTCTGCCATTTCCGCCAACCTCCCGTTTGCCTCCCTATCTTCACAGACCGGGAAGGCAAGGTAACAAAGTTATTTCTGTATTCTGATCAAATCAGGGATAGAACCGTAAATCGGCGACTTCCCATCCCATTTGTCAATGAACTGTTTGTAAAGAATTTCTTTGGTAAGACCTTTTGACTGGATAAGAGCCTGTTCGGTTTTCAACTGTTCCAGCTCGTTGCGTTTCTTCTGTTCCTCAATCTGTTGGTCCAGTACGGATATATTGGTGTTCACTTCATTCCGGCTGTCAATCTTCTCACGGACCTTTTCGGAGAACTCCAGTTGTGCGGAGAATGTGAGCAGTTGCAGACCTCTTTTTTCAAACTCCATGTCAACTATCTGTTCCAACCGTTTCTCAAATACCAACGACCCTCCGTCAGCCATCAGGCTATCGGTCTTATGCTTTCGACTTTCTTCCTTTATCAAATCATATATACGTGGTTCCAAGATGTTATCTTCCAACGAAGACATAAAGTCACTTCCACGGCCAATATGCTTGTTGTCAAAGACAACATCAATGGCACGGTTCTTGATAACTTTATAGCTGTATGTAGGACACGCCTTGAACTCCGTGTTGTCGGCAGCTTTCAGTGTGACAGCTTCAGCGAATTCTCCACGCTGATCGAATAGCGGAACCTGAAAAAGTTCTGTGCCCAATTCCCATGTGGACACTTTGCCGGAAACAATCTTGAAATCCTCCTTTCCCTGCTTGCCGTAATTCTCCATAAGGACACCTGCATAATTAGGGGCTACTCTCTCACAGGAGACAAACATTACTAAGGTCATACATACCATCGTTAACTTAATCAGTCTTTTCATCTTTCAATGTTTTAATCAGTTTGTAAATAAAGAAAATTATTGTGGCTGATATTATTGTTACGCCCAGCCATGCGTGTAAGTGATTGAATACCCTATTCCCGACAACAATTCCTATTATCAGAAACAGGATTAAATAAATATACTCTTTCATACCACTCTCAGTCAAAATTAAAGTTGTCCTCACCGTCCGGCTCTTCGTCCGGAATGTCATACCCAAAGTCCATCGGGATGAACCAATCTGAAATATAGTCTTGCATGATTTAATCCTCCTTTTGGCTACTTAGCCATTCTTTATAATCTTTCTCGTAATATTGGGGTATTATACCTTTCCTCATAAAGTCTATGTATTCTTGTACAGTACAATCATCCCAATCAACTCCGTTGTCTGGTATATCTTCCGTTTCTGATGTACAAAGAGTGTATTCAAATGGATTATACCCACTGTTGAGCCCATATTCTTCAACTATCTTGATTACATTTTCATCGGTGGTTATTTGTTTGATTTCACTTTCAGCCACACACCCGGATATTTCAGAGTGTTTGCCAAGTACTTCACCGAAGTAAACACTGATTTTGTTATTCACTAAGTATTCGACATCTTCTGTGTCTGCAATAAATACTCCTTCAAGATTGCCCATTCTTCCGCAATCGAAGTCCATTTTAAATAATGCTTTCATTTAATCCTCATACTTTTTTATAATTCTACTAATCAATTCTTTTTCCCATCCTTGAATAAATCCATTTTCGTCAATATTCATAATGATGTAGTCGCCATATCCTTCATCTTCCGGGCACATGATGGATGGAACGTAACCCTCATGCTCAACAATGATGTTGCCATCTTTATCAGTAACTGTATAAATGCCATCATCGCATACCTTATAGTGAACTTGTGCGGTAAAACCTTTTTCCCAATTAGTGATAACTCCATTGTCGATGTCGATAATAGGTCGCCAGCGGTATTCATTATCGGCATGGATAAATTCAGCACAAGGAATAGTTGGCGGATTTTCAGAATCACTAACTCCGTTTACTTCTGCGTCTTCCCAATAGCGTACACCTGCATCCACTTTCAGGTAGACCGCTTCAAACTCGGTTGTTTTGCTGATTGTAATTTTCATTGTTCTATTTTCTTTTGAATTTTCTTTATCATGTTTCTGAATTGCCTTGCCTTATCTGCTTCGCAAGGTTTGGTAGAGGTTTTGTCTATCAGATTTGCACTATATTCAAGCATTCTGACAATGGAATTCAAATCTGTATTGCATAGGGTATCTGCAAGTTCAATCTTGTCGAAATCAATATTATTATCATTCATGAAGTCACCAAGAGCGATTATATTTTCACGAGTTGTGGTAACAGTAAAAGCTCTCGTCAGAAGCTCCGGTTCCTGAGCTTTGGTTTGCTCGACAAAGGAAGGTGGTTCATTGGTGACCAGCTGACTGGCTCTTGCAAATGGATTGACTGAATTCTGTTTGGCTCGTTCCGCTTCCTCTTTCATCTGCGCTTCTTCAGCAGCCTTTTTTTCCTGCTCTGCCTTGATGCGCGCTTCTTCTGCTGCTTTGGCACGCTCACGCTGCTCCTTCAGACGGTTGGCATACTGGATGGTGGATGCGATATTGAGCGTATCCATATAATAAGTACGAAGGACATCGAAATCCTCACCAAACCCCTTCAGCGTGGAAAGTTCGTTCTCGACTTTGGAGAATATGGAATCAATTTCGTTGCATACAGACTTCATGCTTGCGGATTTGTTGAGCCACTCAGACTTGAAAACCTTATTGAAGTCTACAAGGTTAACATTCAATCCATCAAAGTAAGTCTTGATAGTGGCTTTCTTTCTATCCTTGTATTGCTGTTCGTTTTGCTTGACTACCGTGTCAATCTTGGCAGAGCACTCGCCGATAAGTTTCACGGTTTCGGTTACAACGTCCTTGAACTCCCTGAAAGGTTTCATGAATTCTTTCTCAATTTCAAGACGTTTGGCATTGAGGGCTTTCGCCGCCTTGTTTAAAGCTGCCTTGTCTTTCTTTGCCTGATCGATATTCTCATCGTTATAATTGGAGATATCATACATTGGCAAAGCGGCTTTTACCATATCTCTGATTTGCTTTGCGTTGGTAGTAAGACTACCTAACGTCTTTTCACTGACGATCAGTTCAAGATCGCTTTCCTGGATTGCTATCTGTGTATTCATTGTTCCATATTTTTATTAGTCCCATCCACCATTATTGTACATAGACAAATCGGCAGAATCTAAATTCGTTTTCTGAATAGCTTCTAAAAGTTTTTTCTTGGTTTCCCGGCACATGTTGTAACCATATCCTTTATACCGATATGTACGCTCCCATGTGCTAATTGGGAAAGGAATATTTTCATCAATAACCAGCCTTTTCATGTGAAGATGCTCGAAAAAGTTTTCATGATGGAGTAGCCGGTATTCATAGCCAACTATTTTTTCTGATGAAAAAGGAATATCATCATCGCTATTGTCGTATTTAGGTTGCTTGAAATAAGCCATTTTCGCAACGGTAAAATCAAAGCTCCTAAGTATTTCCTCCGGCGTACCAAATTCAGATTCGATAAATTCAATCCATATTTTTTCACCGTCTTTCTGAAAGGCACATACCTTTTCATTACGATATTTAAATTTCCAGCCATCTTTCACATAGCCGTCGCTATTGAATAAATCTACTGCATCTTGGAAGTCATCGTTGCTTTCAAAGAATATATCTATATCTTTTACACGTTCACCGGAAAGGATGTTTTTAAAACACCCGCCTGCAATGAACCCGTTGTGACCTTCCATATACCTGTCAAGCCATCTGATTTGCCAAAAGTTGTCAGGGGTGTTTTCTTTATAGCTTGTATTCATCGCTCTATTGTTTTTAGTTTCTACTAAATTTATCAGCTACACGTTCAATAACTTCTGCATTTTCTTCGGAAAGCCATTCTTTAGCGACATTCCAAGATATACTTTTAGAGGCCTTGAAATTATCAAGGCGTGTGGAATGATGTGACAAACGTCCTTCGGTAGGCTTCAATCCCTTGTCATGAAGTTCACATAGTCCGTTATGGTAAAATATGCAGTATTCGTCACCCGCAACAGCTTGAATCATGGGGATGGGAATATCAATCACGCCCATGATTATCCCGGCTCCCCACAAAGTGGGAGCCAGCCTGTCGGCATATCCGGCATCTATGAGCCTCTCTATATCCTGAGGAGTACCCAGACATGGTGTGTGACATTGCATCCTGCATAACGAGCATTTGCATTCGCATGGTTTTCTTCCAGTTTTACGTATGATACGTTGCAACTGGGTTTCTTTTATCAATAGTTGTCCCGTCATTCCGCTTCAATCAGTTCTTTGACAATATCATCAGCCACACGAATGCGCTTCTCCATTTCGGCAAACACCGCTTCATCCGGCAATATCCTTACTATATGAATAGGATTGCTCTGGAAAGGGTTGTAAATAACAAAATCAGTCCATTGCGCACCTGTGCACATCATATGGGCCATGCACTGGTAGAAATACTCGAACTTGACATCAAGCAGCGACGCATTGTTGTGTATTTCACTTTTATACTTCATGAAAGTGCTTTGAATAGGGCATTTGATTTCCAGACAGCCTTTTTCACCGGTTTCTTCATCGTAATAATAACCGTCAGGACTGCTTGCGAAATGTTCTATGGCAGGGTGTTTGCATGATCCTGTCTCAACTATATGTCTTCCTGTCAGACGTTCATACAGCTCTCTGGCATTTTCTTCCTGATCAGTACCCCATTGCATCGCCTTGGTGTTGACACAGACCTGATGCAGATATTTCTCAAACTCGACATCATCATTGATAATTTCAGGATTCATATCCCTCTCTGATGCAACTTGATAAATATAAGTTTTGGCAGTATCGGAAAAATAATCACTTCTCCCTTTCTTCATTAGGAGTCCGATTTGCGACCCGGTGAAGTTACCGAGCCGCTTACGGAACCATTCTATAGAATGTTGTATTTCCATTATAACAATGATTTTCGAGTAGGTTTATTATTCGCGTAGTCTTGAGTTTGATCTGTCGGTTGTTCCGGGCGGGGGTGATCCTTGACTCCTGCGGCTTTTGCAGCGATTTCGGCAAGTTTGTTGCTTTTTGCTGATTTATCAATAATTTCCTCATATTCGGCATCCTGAATGTCATCTGCCTCCTCTTTGGTGATAAGCCCCATTGAGATTTCCGGGCAATAAACACGCTGCCAGAAAGCGGCTGCACGATAACGGAGCATCTGGCTTGGCATTGATTGCCATTTGGAACCGTTCTTCTTGGTCCAGCCTTCCTTTTCAGCCATTCCCATGGTGATCCAGTCACCATGAAGCGGTTCCTTGTGGTCTTTGTCGGACGATTCATAAGCAATGCAGCGGCATCCGTACTCCGGCGTACCTTCTTCTCCCTTAAACTCATAACGGAGTGGGGAGAAACGGCCACTTGCGTTAATAGTGGCAATCAGGAACTTGCTGCTGAAAGCAGGGTTGCCATGCACGATATAAAGATTCTGCATACACATAAGCGGATTACACCCCATACGCATGGCCATATCCAGCGCAATCACGCAGTTTCCCACATTTCCCTTGTACGTATCCGGAACGATTGTGCTTGTTGTGTACATGTTGGCCATGCGCTGCATGACCTCAAACTGTTTCACGGTTTGTCCTACCGGTGTCATTGCAAACTCGGCCGCTTGTTTGGCCTGAATAATCTGTAATTCTGTAACTTGATTGTTTTCTTCCATCACTCTTGAATATTTTAAAGTTCAACAATATCTTGGTATTCCCTGAAGGATGCACAACCTCGTGCGCTCTTCTTCAAGTTCGTCAGTAGCATAATCCTTTTGAATGCATTCCATCTCCGAGCGTAATTCGTTTATATCCTCCTGTATAAGCTGCATGATTTCCTCTTTTGAAGAGAAACCGTATTCAGGCAGATATTTCAACCCGCACCCTTTCACTTTCTCAAGTTCGGCTTCCAGCCGTACAAGTTCCTCATCCATGACGCTCCGTCTTATAGGATTCATAAATAATGCCGATAGCGGAGAGAATCTCCCTCATCCTTGCGTTCTCTTTCTCAGCCAGCTCCATACCGGCAAGTTGGAACTGCAATCCTTTCACCTGTTCAATAAGCTCATCATGGCTCATCTGCTGCAACTCATTGTCTGTTCTCATCATTATATATGTTTTTAAGATTATTTTTTCTGTCAATTCTCACGGCAAGTATGAGAGATAATACCACGAATGCGGATATTGATACCCAAAATGCGGTGTCAAGATTGTCTATTGTACCATGTACGATAGCTGCTAGAGCAAACCAAATGAGATATAATACTTTCATAACTTATTGTTTATTAGTTCCTTATAGTGATATAAAGTTAACTATTTTTACTTTGGGTGCAAAATTGTAAAACTTTAAAAATCAGTGGCTTAACTTTATATAACTATTTGAAATTCAAATAATCTATTTGAGCGCGGCGTGTTTCAGTACATCAAAGGCGTTGCAGTACCATCTTCCGTTCTGCCTGTTGGCAGGTTTCTTTTCGGCACGTATGGCACCAGAACCTACCAGTCTGAACAACCTTCCTCGTCCGCCCACGATAGTGGCGGCTTCTCTCTGTCCGAATGTCTTGTCATTCAGGACGATTTTCAATACTTCCTCGTTTAACATGATATTCAGGATTTATAGTTGGTACATTGCGGTAAAATCTCACGGCAGTTCGATATAACTGAGGTTGACACTGATACAGTTGTGAACAGAACGTATCTTACGTCTGTATCCCTCTATGTCGCTTATAATGACAGGGGTCTGCAATTTTACTGTATCCCTTCCTCCATTGGCATAAACAAGCTGGTAGCCTGTTATCTGATATTTATTTTCCATAATGAATTAAGATTTGATATTTGGTCACTCTGTGAGGTATCGAACCTCCATACCTGGCAAATGAATATAGAGATAATGATTCATGCCCATTGTACGCACCTGTGACAGAGTGGAGTGGTGTTCCTATCCTCACGGACTGGAACATCTGGAACTTTTCAGAATTAGATACATAAAGAATTGTGACTAACACACAAACAAAATAAGACTAGCATACTGATGATCCCCTCAATGGCTTAAACCGGTTGTTATCCCGAATCTTACGGGAGGGGATGGGGTTATATAGAGTTTGGCAAATGAATCTGTCATATACAACCATCATCTTGCATTGAACGAGCGGATGACTGTTGCTTTGGCATCATTGCGGTAGTCGCATCTCCAGTCATTGCGTCCCATGCGTGAACTGTAATAGGATCGGTAGTTCCTGTAATCGCGGTTTCCGTACTTTGCCTTATATTCAGCGGCACGCCTTGCATTCTCCTCGCTTATTCTTGCTTCCTCTTTGGCTTCCGTCCATGCTTTTGTCAGGCAGTAGCTGAATGTGGTATTGAACGTGTGGCCGAAAATGTAATGCGCTCTTGTCATTATTCTGCTTAAATCGTATCTTTTCATATCCTTGCTGTTTATGGGTTTATTTTGATATTGTAAAGATACTTTATTAAAGTGGATTATACAAATATAAACAACTGATTATCAATTAGTTAAACTTTGTTTAACGTGATGTGCTATTGATATTGAATGCTGTTACTAATTGTGTTGTATCACTGAGTGAACTATTCAATATGAATCTTATAATCTGATATTTTTAAAACTCGTGCCTGTACGGAATATTCACTACGTCCGCACAGGCTGTATCTGAAGGTCATACTTTCAGCGATACTTGTGCCTCACACCAAGCATACTCATCACGTTAAAGACAAATTGACGTGCTGAAAGTTTTCTTTATTGTGTTTTCCAAAATGTCAAAGAACTCTTTAAAATCGCGCCTCTGAGCCAATTCGATTCGGCAACTCATGTCTTTTTCAGAAACTTTTCTTTATGTCAACTTAAAAAATTAAGAAATATGAAACTGAAAGCCAAAATCAGTTACTTTATTGAAGTAGATATTGCCACCCCGAATTACTTTAAGACCGTATGTGTCCCTTGTACTCTATTTCACTCTAGTTACTGTAATTGTTTTAGCCTCTCTGTCTATACGGGTTTTGAATGTCTTCCCCCATTGCAGTCCGTATGTGGTACATACAGTTCTGACGGAAGTCATCATCTGAATAGGATAAGTAAATTCTTCACCTATCTTCATCACTCTCAGCGTTGGTGTAATCGGACTTTTCTCTTCTTTTTCTGCCATATTATTTTGATTTATTTATTGTTTTACTAATTTTGTAATGCAAAGATAAATATATTATCTAAGAAACAAGAAAACTCAGTGATTAATCAGTGGATTTTAATATTAATTAAACTTGTTGTTTATGAATGTACAGAGTAGGCTTTTTGATTTCATTTCATCGAAGAAGATTTCAATATCAGATTTTGAAAGGGCTTGTGGACTATCCAATGGTTATGTGCACAAGATTAAAAATTCTGTAGGCAAACGTGGTTTACTGGATATTCAGAGAAAATTCCCTGAACTTAATACTGACTGGCTTCTTACGGGAGAAGGGGAGATGCTTAACGATACATCTTCATATATTGTCAATAGCGACCATCATGGAACTTCTGTAGCAGGAAACGGCAATAACGTGAATACCACCAGCGCTCTGGAAAAGGCATTGGAAAGTCTGATGGAACAGCAAAGACTTACAGCGAAAGCGCAAGAGCAGGTGGACAGGTTGCTGTCTTTAATGGAAAGGATGACTAAATGAAATTTAATTAATAATACACTATGGAAACATTTACATTAATTCTAGCAATCGTTTGCTTGGTGTTTGGAATCTTGCAGATAATCTTGTTCTTCAAGGTGTGGAATATGACCAATAATGTAGCAGGCATCAAGGCGCTGTACGAAAAGCAAAACAGTGAAATGTTGGCACTGCTGAAAACAATAGCGTCGGAAATGAAGGAACCCAAGCAGTACAACAACAAAGAGAGCAAAGGTGATATAAAGGTGGTAGCAGCAACCGAAATCAAAAAGGAGAGCACTTCTGCACAACAAACAAAGAAAGAACGTCCTACTATAGACAGAAGCAGTGAAGAATACCAGCGGAAAATAAAGAAGTGGAACGTCTTAAAATCCCGTGGGTACATCGAGCAGGCTGTAAGGGAGTATATGGAATACACTGGATCTGAACAGAATGAAGCGACCGAATTTATAAACAACTTATAAGATAGGTATGGATTTCAAAGACAATATACTTCAGCTTGCGGAAAGGATAAAGAAGCAGAAAGATGCCATCCAGACAGAGGAAGCCACCAAGAACGCCTTCATCATGCCCATAATAACGGCGTTGGGATATGATGTATTCAATCCTTTTGAGGTAGTGCCTGAAATGGACTGCGATCTGACAAGGAAAGGTGATAAGATAGATTACGCCATCAAAAAGGATGGCAGGACGATTATTCTGATAGAATGCAAGCACTGTAAGCAGAACCTTGACTTGCACAACACCCAGCTTTCAAAATACTATGCTGCGTCCAACGCACGCTTTGGGGTACTTACAAACGGTATCGAGTATCGGTTTTATGCGGATCTTGACAAGACGAACATCATGGACGAGAAACCTTTCTTGGTGGTGAATATGCTGGACTTGTCGGATGCAGATATAGAGGAAATGAAGAAGTTCCACAAGTCATGCTACAATGAGTCGGAAATATTCAGCACGGCAAAGGAACTGCAAATGATGATACAGATAAAGGAGATTCTTGCAAAGAATTTCCAGTCGCCGGGCGATGAGTTTACGAGGTATTTTGTCAGAAGTCTTAATAACGGGAAATCCACACCGAAGCTGATCGAAGAATACAGACCGATTGTGAGGAAATCTATCTTGTCCGTGATAGGAGGGATGATTTCAGGCAGACCGGATACCGCCATACTGGTGAAAGAAGAGAAACCACGACAAGCACCGAACGATGGAATGGCTGCTATAAGCGACAAACAAGATGCAGTGATTACATGTAAGGAAACAGATGCATACAATATAATCAGAGCTGTTCTTGGGGAACAAAGTGAACTATCATATACCAGTTTCAAAGGCTATCTGCTGATTTGGACTGGACATGAATATTGGTGGGTATGTCGTGTATCATTAAGGCCGTACAGCAAGCGGATATGTTTTGTTACAGAGAACAGAACCGGATATAAATGGATTCAGTTACAATCAATAGAAGATATCCGAAATTATTCAAATGAGATAAGAACGGCTTTTGGAATAGCCTGCAAGCAACGGAAACAATATCAATTAAAACATAAGAAATCATGA